GTTTTCGTCGGGTGAGACTGGTAAAGTAGAGAAGATACAAGTACAGTTTGAGATAAGGAAAGAGCATTGGGATGCTGCCATGTCGAGTGGTACGCAGGCAAATGTTCTGATCGATTGGCTTGAATCTAAGAGAGTCGGATAATGACGAATATCATCACTTGCCCGTATAGGATTAGATAATGGCACTCTCAGTTGCGCGATTTGAAAGCGACAAGCTTAAATATAAAACTGTTGTAGATACGGCTGCGCCCACCACAGCGACCACAGATGTTACCCAAGACAATGGGAAGCTATACTCAATAGATGTGGAGAATGGTTCGGCATCTACTGTGGCTTTTGTTAAGATCACTCTAACCGATGTTGTTGACGGGGTTATCCCAGGCACCACACACCCGGACATTGTAGTCATGTGTCCCACAAGCGCTAATGTTCGATGGAAGATGCCTGACGGAATCACGTTTACCAAGCTTAGCTATTGGACAGTAAGCGACCCTGGTGTTTCATCTACTGGCGCAGTCAGTGGCGGAAACGTAAAGGTCACATTCGTTACTTCTTGAGGTGTAAAGATGACTGTAACTGCTGGAACTGTTGCCGATGCGTTGGCTGGCGTTTTGATCACAGATGCAGACGCGAAGAGTACATCTGAGCCGGATGTCTTTGGTGGAGTGAGCATCGTGTATACCGTTGAAGTCGACAACACGGCCAACGCGAGCCAGGCCCAATACCTGAAAATCCACAACGCTGCCTCAGGGACATCCAGCAATGTAAAGGCAGAGTCGGTCTTCTATATTCCTGCTGGTGAAATAGTAACTTACGTCTGTGATACTGGAACAACATACGGCACTGGTGTCACATTTTGGGTTACTCAGACCCAGGCCAGCTATGATGGTAGCACTGAAGCCCAGAGCAACCCAAGCAGCACCGTTTCAGCCAAGTTGCTTGGAACCTGACGGAGAAAATCATGAAGGCACTATTCACGTCTCTCTTTGACTCCCAAAAACGCATTTCCTGGCGTCGTTTGGCGGTTCTTGCCCTGGGCACGGGGCTTCTCATGATGGGAATGCTCGACTCAGCCCAGTGGCTCTATCTTGGCCTTGCCTACATCGCTGGTGACAGTGCTGAGAAGGCCATGGCCGCTCTCAGCAAGAAGTAGGTTCGATGAATGGCATTGAAGGGCACCAGATTTCATGGAACTGCGGTATCCTACCGAGTCATTTACCAGGGTGATGCGAATGCTACATTGAACAAAAATGTAGCAGATGTAGATGGCACGTTGAAATCTGTGATTGTTGAGACCGGTGTAAAGAGCGATGCATATCTAAAGCTTTTCGACGGCAGTGCTCCTATTGTCGGAACATCTACACCTCAGCTTATCTTTAGATGTCCGAAAGGAATGACTCAGGTATTTGAACTCCCGAGCGGATTTGCGTTCACTAACCTACACTTCTGGGCAACAAAAAACGCGAATCCTCTTGATGTTATAAATCCTGAATCAACAACTAAAGTCACTCTTCTTGTTGGCTAACTGAGTATGGCGTTTCTTAAAACAAATTTAGCTGACCAAAAATCACTCGCTGGTTTGCTTATTGTCGCACCTGATTTGACTGAAAACCCAGAGTTACTCATCACTGGAAATGTGGCGGGTTCGTTCTATTTGGTCCGCATTGACAATACTGCAAACCCAGATCCGGTGTACGCAAAGCTAAAGGATGGTGTAGCAGTATCGCCCGGCACTGACCATCCAGATTGGATCTTCTATGCTGCTGCCGGCTCCGTGGTCACCTATGCTATCCCGCTTGGTGCTTCATATTCCGCAGGGCTGTCCCTTTGGTGTGTTCTTGGTGCAGAGTCAACGGGTGGTGACTCTAACAATGGGCCGACGAACGATGTCATTGTTCGCATCGTAGCAAATTGATGGTTGAAGCAGACAAAATAATCAGCATTATTACGCTGATTGGAGCAGCAGTGCTTGCAGCATCGTTCGGCAAGAGCAAGTGGTGCCAATTCAAGCGGAGGGGAGTTCAAGAACCCCCCAAGAATACTGCTGCTGATGTTGCTCGCGAAACTGTGCAGCAAACTTTTGAAGAAGAAGTAGCCCATGTCAATGCAGCAGTAGGGGGGGATGACCCTGCTGGTGATTTGGCAGACCAGGGCAATGCGCGGAGAAGACGTTGATTCTCTTCCTCCTAACGCTGGTGGGTTTAGCGGCAGAGCCAATCTCCCGACCTGAGCCCGTTGAACGGGTTGATGGGGAGTGTTTGAAGGTTTACCCTCTAAGGACGGGGCAACCACTTCCCACTCCGATTGCCTCACCATCTGGCAGTTCTCCGTGTTCCGCAGTGGTTGTCCCTCTTTCTGATTATGCGGACTTGCTCGCTACAGAGAAATGGGCCAAAGCGATCTCGTCACAATATCGTATCGATACAACGGCTTTAGAAGCCGACCTTGAATGGTACAAAAAGAAACTTGAAGAAGAATCTAAACCACCCCCATTCCTTGAAAGACCAGGAACACAGCGCTGGTTTGGTAGACTGGAGACACTGGTAACCGTTGGAGTCGTTGCTGCTGGCCTTGGCGCTGCTTATCAATATGGTAGCGGAGGATTTAGATGAAAGGGTTTTTCGACACAAAGATGATCATCTTTGGCATCACTACGGTATTTCTTGCAGGTGGTGGCTGGATGTCTTTGGGCTCGCTCGGAGACCGGGTGACCAAGCTTGAAGACAAGCAAGACATTGTTGGTGGGGACATCCGAACCATGATGAAGAACCAAGCCAAGATGTGCCACGCCCTTAAAGTCGACTGCCAGTGAAGCCATTCCTGCTCGATTATGTTGAGTCTCTGGGCCACGCAGTATTCACTGAAGGCATCTACAATCTCAACATCGTGGGCATCCGAACGAAAGAGAGCAGCGCTAATACATTCGATGACCGGATGTGTGTTGTCTTTCGAGACGAACTGGGCTGGATCACTCGAACCTGGCCATGTACCACAGACCCTGGGCAATACTGGCGAGACAACCCCAGCAACGTGGCTGGCACCGCCATCCTTGTTCCCGGCCAGTACAGGGGTGTGTACAAGATTGGAAGGCACCGGGGCCAGTATGATGCCTTGGTCCAGCGTGGGTCAGCCGTAAAGGTCTACAGGGACGCCAACAAGGACGAGGTCTTGGACCATGACCCAGAATCAATCGAAGAGGGGTTCTTTGGGATAAATATCCACCAAGCCGGGCAAAACTCCACCGAAGTCAACAAGTGGAGTGCAGGCTGCCAAGTGTTCGCCAACAAGGACGACTTCGAGGAGTTCATGAGCATCTGCTATGCTGCTTGTAACAAGTGGGGTGATGGTTTCAGCTACACCCTCATTGACGAACCGGCAGCCTAATGGAACAAGAAGTCCTAACCGATAGTGCCAGCAGTGTGGTTACCGCATTGCTGGAGTACGGAGCGATGGGCATCTTTGCCATCTACTTGATCGTCACCAACTGGTTTGCCCAGAAGCGCATTGACCGCATGACGGGCACTATTGCGACCCAGTTGACGGAGCAGACTTCTAAGCTCGACGCGATCATCAAGAGCAAAGAAGAAGACAAGCTCAAGAAAGACATCGCCAAGATGATTGAGAACAAGGACGGATAAACCCCATCCCCCCCGCCCGGTGGGAACCGATCCGGCTGCTCGCCTCCATGCGAGCTACTCATTTGGTGTGGACGAGGGGGTGGGGAGACTTAGTTCTTCTGCTTCAGTCCGTAGTTATCCTTGGCCCAGCCATCTCCTTTGAGGGCAAAAGAGCCAGCACTGATTCGTTTTTTCATGTCTTCAGAGCATTGTTTGCAGAATGGTGGGGGGTCTCCGCGTTTTTGCAGCCGCTCTTTTTTCTGGCCGCAGCTTTCACACTGGTACTCATACAGTGGCATGCTGGCCCCCAACATCGACTGGCTCGCCTGGCCCTTCGCATTCGGGGCAGTTGAGTTCACCAAACCAGATGTAGCCGCACTCGATGCAGCATCGCCGGTAGAGCTTTATGACCTTAGCCATGTTTATCCTTAGGGCTGGGGCGGGTGGACTCGAACCACCAACCTTCCGGGTAACAACCGGATGCGCTGCCAGTTGCGCTACACCCCATCAGGTCTTGTACCGGGCATTCATCTCGATGCACTCCCGGTAGTCAGCATAAGCTGAGCGCATCTCTTGGAGATGTCTGCTGGTATCAAGTCTTCGTTGATCCAGGGCCTTTAAGTAGGCCGCAGTCTTGATAACTACCTTGACTGCGGCCACAAAGCTGAGTGGTTTACCGTCTTTGGCTGATAGCAATGACGGGTCATTCACTCTTGGATGTTGTCATCGAAATCAGCGGGAGTGGAGTCTGGGTCTGTACTCTGGGCACCTTCCATGAGGCTGTCTGCCTCTGGTGGAAGCTGGGGTGCTGTGGTCGTGACTGCATTTGAAGCCATCGCTCCAATCAGTTGCTTGAGCAGGCCCTTGAGTTCCTCGTCGTTTCCACCCTTGCTACTAAGGGCTTTCAGCAATTCCTTTGGAACCTCTGGGCTGGAGATGTTGACGTTCACGGCTGGTGCGCCGTTCTGGTACTGAAGCTCAGGCTTGTTGTCGAGGTCGACCCACTGTGTGGCCAAGAATAGGCGTTCATCGTTGGCCTTGTCGCGGCGGATGTCGACTTCGTAGTCTGAAATCTTCCACGTACCGTTGGGCTGACTATGAAGAATGGTCTTTTCCTGTCCCTCGATGGCTTTTCCAACCATGTTTGACCATATCGCCTGGTCCACGTTTCCCATGAGTCCAGACAAAAGCCAGCTTGTATCGCCAATCTTCTTGCGGAAGTTAGCGCAGCGCTTCTTTGACTTGGGCGGCAGGCTGTTGAGGCTCAGCACCTGATTTGCCACATCCAACAGGACGGTGGACTGCATAATCTTGCTGGTTCCATCGTCTGGCGTTTGTGTTGAACGGCTCTCAAAGGGGGTCTTTCTTTCTTGTGCCTGGTCGATAAGTCCCATGATGGTCTCCTAAATGTCTGCTGTTTGAGTGGCTGCAATATCAACCGCGTCAACCAAAGACGAGGCAACTGCTTCATTTGTAACAGGTGTGTTGTCGGTGAGTTCCTTGACGGACTCACTTAGTGCGCCCATTCCAGTAGACGCCTCATTCCCAATAATAACATTGGACGTGTTCGCAGCGGGCGCATCCTGTACCCCGTCTTGTTCAAATGCTTGAGAGCTTTTCTCATCCAGGTAGACGAGGCCGCGTGAAATAGCGTATCGAATACCGGTTTTTAGCGCCATCTCGACGGGCCATTGGCCCCACGGCGACCTCTTGCTGTTGCGCTTCCAGGCGTCTGAGTTGTTGCGGCGCTTTTCAATGTCCTTCTTGCGGACCACAACGAAGTCGCTGTTGCCGTCAGGGTAGTGCGCAACAACATACACGGCCTTCAGGTTTTCCCAGGTGGGTTCAAGTTCAAGGTCTGGAACGTGGACGATGTCGGGGTTCAGCCCTTCAGCAACCTCGAACCGCTCACCCTCAAGCACGAATCGAGCCCGAATACGGGTGCCGGTTCTCGACATTAGCTTTAGGTATCCGCGATGAGACACAAACCACTGCAACTGGTTTCCTCTTGGAAGCAGATACACGTCGGGAAGTGGGCCGCCTGGCATCAGTCCAGTCATGGCCGACATCGCAATAGCTTGGGCCACGGACGCAGGGTCACAACCATAAAGCTTGTCGTTTGCTTGTGCTGCCGACCGGAAAGCCAGCGCAACCTTGCCTGCGGCCTCCTGTCCTGATTGTGTGCCGAGTGTAGTGTTCAAAAACTCCGACGCCTTGTCTTCGACAATAGATCGAAACCGTAGTGCGGGTACGTTTGCTGATGCCATTTACTGTTCCTTTGGTTGATAGATAAATCGAAACTGACGACCCGCCTGCCCTACTTTCGAGCACTGCTCATAGATTTCAGGATGTTCGTCTTTGAGTCGCTTGGAGTCAACGGTCACGCGGGGTTTTGTTTCAGCCCAGGTGCATACCCCCATGACGCCTTTATTTTCTCCAATCCTTTCTTTGAGCAGATTTTCCTTCATTCGCTTGTCGGCCTCAAGCTCACTGATTTGGCGGCGAATGTCGAAGAGGTCATTGGCCAACGCCCTGTCCTCATCTGTCGGATCGAGCAAGTCGATTGATGCTTGCTTCAGATGCTGACCAAGAGCAATCGAACAGCCCTTGGAGCTATCTACTTCTGGCGGGGTCATTGCAGTGATGTACTTTTCGTACCAGTCCCGCGCGTAGTCCACAATCTTCTTTTCCAGGCCCTCGTCCCGATGAAGGGTGAACACGCGAAACTCATCGGAGATTGTTGCAAACGCGGCAAGGTCTGTACGACTGTGGCCTGTCACCGCCATTTGCCAGAGGCATTGGGCTGCGTAGTATTGCGGAACATTGGGCGTTCCAGGCTGCCCCCACCCATCCTTAAATGTTCTGGTTGACTTGATTTCAACCAACCATTCTTCTTCGTCTTTTTTTGCAAATCGATCCGGCCTTGCGTGCATCCATGACTCAGGCCCGATGATTGGGGTTTCTTCATATGCTGGACCGGGGGTAAGCTCGCAATCATTCTGCTTGCCATAGTAGTTTGCAATGGCCGGTTCAAGGATGTGGCCTCGTAGTGTGGCCCTGCTCCCCTTAGACGTTGTAAGACCCATAAGTCTGGCCCATACGTCCCACGGGCCAGCCCAAGGAGAGAGGCCAAGGATGGCGGCAATGCTGCTACTGCCGATGGTTGGTGCCTGTTGATCTGTAGTCATGTCATTCCCCACCGAACGAAGCTACTCTTGCGGAGAAGTGATGTCAATACCATCACCCTGAGTTGGACAAGTTTTGTCCGATATTGTATTTAGTGTTGCAGGGGTGTTGTCATGAACATCAGAGACTATCGAGAGAGTTTGCCTGGCAAAAACACTCGCGTTGCTTTCTGTCGATGGATTAACGATTATCTTGCTCAGAGACGCCTCAACATTTCGATTCCTTATTTGAGGGATCTGGAGAGTGGCCGGTCTGTACCGTCCCTTGCTCTTGCTATCGCGGTTGAGGATGCAACTGGAAGCAGGGTTAAGGTTCGGGACTGGCCCGGTCTTTTTAAGCGAAAGCATCGCCAAATAAGGAGGAATGATGCTGTTGTCTGATATTGAACTTCGTGATCTGAAGCGGTCACTTCAAAGCAGGACGCCTGACGTGCTGGGCATTATTAAAAAGCTGTTCTTGCACATCGATGCAATGAATGCCGCTGCCGCTGCTGCCGCTAAGGCCGCTGCTGCCGCTAAGGCTAAAGCTGCCAGGGCACCCGCCAAGAAGGCACCTGCCAAGAAGGCACCTGCCAAGAAGCCTGCTGCTAAGAAGCCTGCTGCTAAGAAGTCCACAGCAAAGAAGTAGCGTTATGCCTCTGGGATCTCGCGCAGGTTTTGCGCGAACTGGAGGGCCGCAAACGTCTGTTGAAGCGCAAACTCGATATTGAGGATGCGCTTCACTTCTTTCATAGTTGGGCCGTCAGCGATAACATCGTCTTCATCATCACGGATGGTCCACCCCTTTTCTGTTGGGGTGATTGACCATCCTTCCGGTAACAGCTTCAGCAGTTCGTGCATTTTTTCACCTACATCCAAGACGAGTATAAAGCTTTAATCTCTTTCGTGCGATTCCTCTGAGAGAGCCCGGCTCATCAACAAGATCAATCACCATGGGCTCTTTCTTATCAGGGTGCGGGCGCATGACGCGACCGATCCGTTGCTGCACACGGTTGAGGGCTTTTGATGGAGTAGTCAACATGACGGTATCCAGGCCCGGAAGATCGAGCCCTTCATCAGCAACGGTTGTGGCGCAAATGACATCGATTTCTCTTGCGTTGGCTTGCTCTAAGATCGCTTCTCTTTTCTTCTTTGGAACACTACCAATAAATGCAACAGCTTTTAGGCTGTATTCAGAGAGTTGTTCTGCCAGGAATATGCAGTGGTCTACCCGGTCAGAAAGAACCAAGACCTGCCTGCCATCATCCACCGCAGCAAGGACCCGGTGTACGATGGTAACATTTCTATCTTCATCAGTGGTCATCTGTGTAATGAGCTTCGGCCACTCCTGTCCTCTCTTCTCTGGCTCCCACCCTGTGTTGAGCCATTCAATGCGTGGTGCCACCACTTGGCCATCAGCGGCCAGCATCTTTGTGTCGATAGAAAACACCGCCGACCCCAAGTGCCAATGCAGCAGGTCTGTCAGCCCGTCTGGTCTGTTTGGCGTGGCGGTCAGCCCCAGCCGGTATCGCGCAGGGACGGTAACCATAACGGCACAGAAGGTTGTGGCAGGAACATGGTGTGCTTCATCCACAATGCACAGACCAAACTGCTTGGCCCACTGATAGCGCTCAGACCAGCGCATACGCTCCAGCGTCTGGAACGTGGCGATAACGATTCGGCCTGAGTCGTCCTTCTTCCCGCCCCCGTAGAGGGTCGCTGTTACGCCAAGAATCTGTCGGCACCTATCAAGCCACTGAGATGCAAGGTCGCGGGTGTGGACCAGCACAAGGGCTTTTGTGTCGACCTTAGTTGCAGCGGCGAGACCCATGACGGTCTTGCCAGCACCACAAGGGGCAACAATGACACCTTCACCGCCAGCCATGGACCACGCATGCACCGCGTCCTTCTGGTAGTCACGAAGGTTGATGCTTGACCGCAGCTTGATGGGGTCAGCGTCTGGTGCGCCCCTCATGTCTCGCATTTCCAGACCATAGGCGGACAAGTCCACGCACCGTGGCACGGACAAGCCACCGGCCCATGGGTGCTCCGGTGGGATCTCCTGACACCCGTTGATGTGGGCGTCTGGCATGGTGACCCACTTGCCCCTGTTTCGTAGGGCCTGTGCCTGCCTGTAGGCCGGGTTTGGAAGCTTCAGCTTGTTTCTGACCCGCTGTACTGCCGGGCTGTTTGGTGGGAGAAACTTGGCCCCACCAATCACACAAAGGTTTTCATTCATGCTTTCACCATTTACCTGTTTCACCAAAAGGAATCTCGATTACTTTCTCTCTCGATCGCCACTCGTAAATACGTTTACCACCCTTACGGCCCCTCTTGCGCTCATACCCAAGGTCGCGCATCACTTCACCGATACGCATCTCTGCGCTTCTGGTCATCTGGTTAGCCTCAAGCTTCAGCCCGTTCTCCAAGATGTTCCTTGTAGTGACTGAGGCTGAGTTTCCGACCAGCCAGTCAGAGATGCGCTCCATCCATGGGTCTACGTGACGGTATTGCTCGCTCTCTTCTGAAAGAGATTTGGATACCTCATCCTCAAGCCACCACCTTTCACCAGCGTTGAACTCTATGATGGCCTCTGCCCACAGTTGGTTGCGGTTTCTTGCAACCCACTCGATATCAATATCCCCAACCTTGACGGGCCAGTACCGACGCGACCCCGTCTGGTCATTGATAAACTGGGCCTCGTTAGTTGTCCCCGCAAAGCAGACGTGCCTCTTTACAGTCACTGCGTGTCGGCCATAGGCTGGGCGGTAGACATCCTCTTGAGCGCTCAAGAAAGCCTTGGTTGCCGAGTTAGCTGACCGCCGAACAGAGTCAAGTTCAGCTACCTCATAGATCCATGCGCGACGAATCTGGGTGTACGCGTTGGGTGACCCGATGTCGATAGGGGTGTCAGCAAAGAACCGCGTGGACGCCAACGTCCTGAGCAAAGTGCTCTTCTTTGCCCCTTGTTTTCCAATAAGTATCAAGACACAATCGGCCTTGCAGCCGGGCGTCATTGCCCTTGCTATCGCTTGGATAAGCCATCTCCGCCCTATCTCTCGATGAAGCTCAGTATCTTCACAGCCCGTAGCCTTGATTATCCAGTCGTGGAGCCTGGATGTCTCGTCCCAATGCTTCTGATTTAACCAATCGTGAAGAGGATTTTTCTTGTTTCGGTTGCCAACAAACGAGGTCATCTCTTTGACGGCTTCGGTTCCGACTTTCATCTGATACACCTGGTCGAGCCACAGCATGATTTCCGTGTCGTCCACGTCTTCATACTCACGGTCATCAATCATGAGTGAACCGGCAAAATCATTGAGCCAGATGCGTGTTTTCCATCTCTTGTCGTAGGTCAGGATGAGGAAGATGTTTCGGCGGCTGGCCTTAGCTTGTCCAGTTAGGTTGCCTTGCTTGTCCTTGTACTGCTCCAGCCTGTTGAGTGCGGCTGGGTCGGGGTCATCGTCCCCCAGATACGCCTTGTCGTCTGGATTGTCTCCAGTAACGGACCCTTGAACAACAGATAGCTTCAGCATGTTTCGTAGTGTTTGATTTCCACGTAGGGTCTCATCCAAGTCTGACATCAGGTCTCCTGACCACTCATCGGCATTCTATAAACAGGGTGGTCAGCGAGTTGCTTGGCAATGATCTCGGCGTACTCGTGTCCTGCTTTGTCAGCATCAGTAGCAATAAAGATGTTTAGGTTTTTGGGGATTTTTAGGTTTTTTAGCTGCCTGAAACAGCCCGATGTTCCGGCGATTATCGGTAAATCGAGCCCTTCATTCATAGCAGTAAGCGTTGCTCGAAGAAAGTCGGTAAAACCTTCGCAGACCATTAAGCCTGGAACATCCTCACCGAAATCCATAGGATCACCACGCATCATCTTAACCGCCTTGCGGTTCGCCATAACAAGGCTTCCCGCCCTGTATCCTTTTGGCCACCGCGTCTTCGGCTTTCCGGCCCCATCGGCGCAAGTGCGGCCATGGATGCTGGCAAATGTCCCGTCCATCTCGTAGACTGGGAGGACTAATCTGTAGTCTACGGCCCAAGACCGTGGCCACCACCCCGGCCACGTGTAGTCTGTTGGGCATGGCAGGACGCGGGCAAGGTTTAGTCGCGCACATAGGATCGGTGAAAACTCTCGACGAATCATCCAGTCGTTTAGTGGGTTGGAAAACTTTGGCGGTAGGTCAAGGCCGTCCACTATTGAGAGGGTGGCTGCCCAAAGCCGCTGCAACTCGTCCTGTGGTGGGCGTTCGTTGTGTTGCTCTGGCTGCCGTTCATCACGCTTTGGCAGAAGCTTATTGGTCGGCTTGATATAGTCGGCCCCACTGGAGCCGGGGCAAGCGCCACGTTCTGAAAACCAGTCTCGAACAGTTGATTGCTGGTCTTTGTTGATGTTTCGGAAAAGATTTCCGCAAGTGTTGATTGAGATCAGGTCAACAACGTCACCCTTGGCCCCGCAATGGTGACACATCCATCCATAGCCGTCTCTGGTGAAGCCTATCGGCCCACGCTTATCGCTACTTCCACGGGTGACGGCTATACACATTGGGCAGGGTGCCAGGCTATTCCGTGCAACAGTTAGCCCAACTGCCTTTGCTGCTGCTTTTAGAGAGACTTGTCTTGCTTGCTCAATCCACATGGGGGCCCCCGGCTTTTGGCGTGCGAAGTCACCTCGTAAGAGGTGCAAAGATGATCAGTCCTTGCGGGCGATCTATTGGTAGCGTGCTACCAAGGCTCAACCAAACGACGATTCATCATGGCTATCAGTGAGTGTGTAGTAAAGGCTCATGTCAGGAGTGACCGTCACAACCATTTTAATGCCGGTTCTGGCATACACTCTGTTGGCGTACAAAACCAGCGCGTCCAGTGACGGGCAGTTCTTCTTGCCTTCCTTCTGACGCCAAAGCGTAGAGTAGTTTGCGCCCATGATTTTACTGGCTTGTCGGAAGCTGCCGCCCATGGACTTTACCAGGGCCATGATGGCAGGCATTGTATTGACTCGATTGGCTGCCGCCGATTCTGCGTTGGCTCGTTTTGTTTCCATCACTTACTCGTCGCCGCGTAGCTGCTTGAGTTCCGCTTCCAGCTTGGCCGCCCTCATAAAAAGCTGGCGATAGTCCAACAGCAGCGCCTCCACTTGACCTTGCAGGGATACGATGGTTGCCTCTGCATGGCGTTCCCGGTCTCTGTCTCGCTTGACCCACTCGCTGTAAGATTCATGGAGCGCCTTCTCGTTCTTGAGCCAACCCGACGTATCAATGCCTGACCCTCCGTTGTATTGGTCCATGAATGCTTGACGGCGTTTTGAGTATTTCCGTTTCGCGGTTTCATTCATGCCCAGATAATCCAAACCCTCGCCACTGATATGGTCCAGCCACGCTTCGCTCGCTGTCCTCCGTAGCCGTCTAAGTTGGTCTTGTCGGGTGTCTTCGTCGATGCCATACAGGCAGCCCGGTTGTAGTGGGTTGCTCATTTGTTGCCCCCTTGGAGTTGACATAGCGCCGCGTTGATAGCGTCCCGATCTTGTTGTTCCTGATGGGTCAATGCGGGCGCGGGATTTTCTGTTTTCCACTTCTGGATCGCATCGTCCTTGCGCGTGTGCCAATCCAGTTGACAGCGCTCCCACTCTTTCCCGTCAAGCATGCGTTGCACGTAGTGTTCCGGGTTTTCCTTTCTCCACGTTTTCACAAACGCGCTTAGACGTTCCTTCCATGTTTCGTATGCAGTCACGTTGTCCCTCTGCGGCCCCCGAAGGGGCCTGGTTGGGGGTTAGTTGATTGCTGCCTGTGGGCAGGATAAATGAGGCTTCTATTCGACCACCCACAAGCCTCCCTGCTGGGTCCAAGGGCACAGGATGCACCCCGGTCTTTCCCCGACCTATTGACTATTTCGCGTGTGTTGCGAGTGAGGCGGCAAGCTCACGAAGCGCTTGCTTGTCCAGCCTGCTGGACCGATAGAACTTCTTGAGCGGTATGTCATGGACCCTGCGGTAGTTGCTGGCTCGCGTCATCGCAGCGCTCTTGGTCATACCCAGCCTCTCTGAAACCTCCTCCACTGACTCGGCGGTTTGCCAAGCGGTGATGAAGTCTTGTGCATTCACCTTATTGCCGGTTCTCTTGTGTGCCATAGTGGCCTCCTACTTCGCGGCTTCAGTGCCGGATTCGTTGTTGCTGTCTTCCTCGTCAGTCACCAATGTGGGCTGCCGAACTGCCTCCACCACCTGCGCGGTAAAGCTAATGTTCCCGTCCTTGTGGATGGGCGGAAGCTTCTCACAAAGCTCCTTGTTCACAATCTGGAGCGCATCACCAATGCCATCCTCTTCCAAGAGCTTGTCCCTGGCTTTCGTGTCCATCGCCACGGCATCGCGGATAGCTTCCGTGAGCACTTCGATGGAGCCAGGGCCCGTCACGCCTGAGCGCTTGAGCAGCAGGGCAATGGCTACCTTCCACGGGATGCGGCTGGTGCCCTTGGAATCAAAGGCTTGGCCTCGCTTGAGAATACCCTTGACTCGAACAAGAGTATTGACCTCGACTTGAGAGTCATTCTCTATAGCGCTGCGGGCCTCCTTGGACTCCTTGGTTGATACCGCCTTCATTATGGCGAGAACTTCTTCTGGTGTGAGGTTGTTCATGTCATGTCCTGTTGTTGTTGTTGTTGCTTGCTCTGAGAGCTTAGTCACTATGCCTGACTTCGTCAAGTTATTTTAGTCGGGAACCACCGGTAACGCCTTGTTCCGTTCACCATGATTCGTCTTGACTGCATACCGAGAGCCCTGAGTGCGCCAGCGATTCTCATTTCCACGCCGCGCGCGTTGGCCTCGAACTCTTCTTTCGCTATGTCTTTTGCTATCCTCTCTGTTGTGATCTTTAGATTGCCTGCTGATGGAGAATGACCCTTGAGCCATTGTTCTACTTGTTGAATGAACTGCGGTTCTGGTGGCCTGCGTTTTGTTCGCCTTCTGTTTGTTTGCGATGCTGCTATCAGTCCCGACATTAGCTCCCACTTGCTTGGCTTGATGCCATACTTTCCGGTCAGGTAGACAAGTATGCTGGCGAGGTCGTTGTCCCCAAGCGGCCTACCTTCACGGTGGAGCGTGCCTTTCTGTGTTCGAGTTACTGTTCCAGCAAGCTGCTTGTCGTGCTTTACTGCAAGAAAAACAGCGGTCGCGCCATCCGCAGCGGCAACCAGTTCTTTTATGTTTGACATCCTCCCTCCTATTGAGCGGTCGTCTTGTTGTGGTGTTATTCGGTATACCTATCGTATTCGCCACACCCACGTGAGTCAAGTCGGGCATGCGGCGGCAGAGAGAAGCCGTCACTCTTCGGGCACCACGTCGGCCCAACCCTGCGGCGGGTTCTCGTATGGAGCAAGCGCTCCCATCTTGACCGCTACACGGATGAGGCCAGCAAGATCAATGGCGATGGCCCCGGCCTTGTGTGCATCCAGCGGGTCACCTGATGCGTCCGCAGCATCGACCTGCTCTTGATTGCAGAGTACCAAGATGGTGCCCTCCATGTTGCTGTAGGTCTTCTCGTCATTGAGGACGACAAGCATGTGTGTTCTTTCCATCGTGTGATTCCTTGGTTTAGTTGCCTGTTGTTGAGATTGGGCGGTGGCGATCCAGAGGTGCAGGTCTCCGGTTCAGCCCACGACGCCGCCCGCGCCGTCCCTTTGGGGAGGGTATGTCATGTCATTGGGCGAGCACACTTGAGTGAGCGCCCTGACGATAGCGCATCGCCCGCCAAGCGTTCTATCTCACACTCAGCGACCTCAACATCGTCTTCGTTCTCATCGCAGGCGTGCCACCTTTTAAGGGTCCATCCGCCTGGTGAATCGAATGTCGGCGTCTCCACGACGATGTCCATTGTGACTGTGACTTCTATCTCTTCGTCACCGATGAACATAGTTTTGCGTGCAACGTGTGTTTCGGTTTGTATCACGTGGTTCTCCTGTTTAGGTTCGCTGTGGTGGTTGGTCAGATAGGGCAGCGGGCATCACTCACCTCCCTTGGCGTGCTCTTCCTCGCGGATCTCGCGGGTTGTCTTGAGTTGGCGTTGCGCTTCCTCTTCCTTGTCGTCTTCCTCACCGAACCACTCGTCTGGTTCCGACTCTGGCGGGGGTCCGCTGCTGTGATGAATGTGATCAAGGTCACGGTCATCCAAGTCCCACTCGACCCCATCGGGGTCTGCCCATAGTGAACGCGGCATCATGCACCCCCAAAGGTGCGGAGGTGACGGCGGCGGGAGTAGCGGCGATAAGTGGATGTGATTCGTGTCATGTTGTTGTCCTGTTGTTGTTGGGGTGGGGGCTTGCGCCCCCGGTGAGGGTTGTTATCGGTTGGTGCGGGCGGGGCCGCTGACTGCTGCGAATCAGCGGCCCAGCCTGGTCTACTGCCGGGCCTGATGCTCGGCGGCAGCGTTGGCTCTGATGGTCTCTGTCTGACGCAGGTCAGAAAGGTCGCTCATCAGTTGCTGAAGAAACTCTACCTTGGCTTGGTCACCGGGCATCTGCACGCTTCTTTCTAGGTAGGATGATACCTTTTCAGAAGTGAGCCAAAAAAGCTGGAGAAGCAGGTCGTGCAGGGCGTAGGCCCCCCCCGCAATCCTCGTGCTCCAGTCCTCTGTGGTTGTGGCTTCAACCAACACCGACTCCTCGATGTGGATGACGCCAACGATGTAGCCAGCAGTGGACGTTTCGATGACCTCAATGAATGTGCCAGGCATGTTCTCAATCTGGATTGATTCCATGTCCTTTACTCCTTTGAGTGGAGGGCTTCCCCTCCAGGTGCGTGGCCCACCCTGCCACGTTGGGGTGCTGGTATCAGCGGTTGGCTTGCTCATGACACCACCTCCACGTCGCGCATCTCAGCGCATGCCTCGGCTATGGTCTTGGTGTGGATGGAGTTAGTCCCCCTGCTAGTAATCAGGCCTTCTCTCAGTCCAACCCACCACGATGGTGCCTCTTGCTCCTGCTCGGTGTCACCGTAGCCGTCAATCTCCTGGTGGACTGATAGCACACGTGGGTCTGCCCTTAGCTCTGCCAGTGTACGGGGGTTCTTGGCGCTCACTTGCCACCTCGCCCGCGCACCTTGGCTATTTCGTTGCCAAGATCATCCATCTCGCTGTCCCAGACTTCAGGTGTGCGACCGTCTCCGTACTCAATCCATTTGCATGCAGTGATGTGAAAGCCTCGCTCACTGCCATCCAGAACGTATGACACCTCCATCTTGCAATAAGCGGGGTGCCTGGTTCCTCGGTACCGAGACACTGCAAACTCTATTGATTTGCTCATGACGCCACCTCCACGACCTTGGTGTCAGTCCATCTGTCGAACACTTCACGGGTCACGATGTCGATGGCAACGACCTCGCCTGTCTGTGTGTTCTTGACGATGGCACCGAAGGCTGGTTTGCGTTTGATGTCATGCAGCACATCACTCAGCGCGGCCTGTGCATCGGGGGCTGTCTTCGATGTGATGATCTGAACTTCGTACTTGCCCCAACTCATGACTCGCCTCCTGTCTTCTTCAGGGTTGAGGCAAGCTCCCTGTGGAACCGCTGTGGAACCTTGGCAGCGCGGCGACCGCATCCGTCATGTGAGAACACGGGCAGCTTGCCGTCTTCCACGTAGGCCCACGACCGGAAGACAATGCCGTAATCTTTATCCACCGTGTCGCGGACCAGCACCAGTTGGCATCCCAAGCCCTTGAGTGCGGCGGCGAAGTCATCCGCAAACCCCAACTCAAAGAACTCACTCAGCTTGTCTCGGTGGTGGTGGTCGCTGATGGTGCCGTCCTCGTCGATATCTTCAATGTCCCACTCGTATCTGAGTCGCTTCATCCCTCACCTCCCTTATACTGGTTCGCTTCTGCCCACTCACGGGCCTCGTCAATAGACTCGAATCGCGGCGAGTATTCGCCCACACCCTGGCCCGGCTCGCCGTAGATGCTCACGTCAAAGGTGCCGTCCGGGTACTCGTTGACCGCGTAGCTGATGCTCCCGTCAGGGCGGTTCACCCACTCGTGTTCTGTTGGTCCGTCATACATGGCTGTTCTCCTGTTGTTAGTGCTGGTTGCCCAGCCTCAAGAATGTAGACACCGGCTGCCTGGCGGCAACCACTTTCTTTCAACTCTCTTCATTCCCGGCGTTTAACCTGGGTTTTCGTCGGGTGCTGTTTGGTTGGTCATTGGTTGGTCAGTGGAGATTTCAGAAAGGGCCTGCTCTCTGAGCTTGTTGAACTCACCGGGCTCCATGATGCACAGCGGCCAGAGTTGCTTTTCGATGTAGTACATCAGGTCTTCAAGGTCATCTGCGGAATGGATTGTTGACCCACCCGACATGCTGAAGTTGCGGCGCAATGCCCTGATTGTATCGCCAAGCAACACGATATGACTGCGCACATTCTGGATGGCTGCCTTGTGTGCGCTTCCGTATCCGTATGAGCTAACGTCAAGGTCAAGGTATGGCCGAAGCGATACCGTAACCTTGACGCCCATCTTGTTCTCTGTGAACTCAAGCTCTCTCGGTGAGTCGTCCCAGACGCCAAGCGGTAGGGTGAATCTTGTTGTGTTCATGTTGTTGCTCCTGTTGTTTTGGGTTGGGGGTTACTCGATGGTCACTGACTCGATGCTCACCCAGTGGCTTCCAGACTTGGACTCCCACCGTTGATGCCCCACAACTGGAGCTTTTCAATCTTATTGGGCCTCATTTGGCACCTCCGGTGGCTTGGGTGATAGCTGTCTTGGCTGCTGCAATCGCCTTGGCCCATGAGGGCAGGTCTTCGGGGCACGGGTCGTGGGCGTACTCAAGCTCGACAATCTCCAGGCATGTGTGCAGCGCAGCCAGTAGCTTGTCGTACTTTTCCTCAACGTCATCACAGGCGCGGATCAAAGAATCCTGCCAGCCTTCCTTGGGGTTGCGGCCCACTGCATCTGCGGCGCACGCCGCCAACCTACCTATTGCGTCCATCACTCACCTCCTTCGGTATTGGGTACGGGTTTGGAAAAAGGTCCCGACATGAACCTCTCATCTATAGGGACAAGTTCAATCGGCCTGGCGGACACGCGTCATCCGTAGATGACCTCGCCAAAGCAAGCCTGCTGTACAATCGCGTCGGCTATGTCAGAGCCCACGTCACTGGCCTCGCCATTGACAACCAGATGCTTGATGGCGCTCTGGTAGTAGTCGTTCATCGGAGACTTGATGTGCAGGTCCAGTGCTGCCTTCTCCACCATCTCGGGTGTGATGAAGAACTTCTTGCCTGTCTCGTCCTCAGTGAAGTGGCACCCCTTGTCGGTGCTCTCCATGTGCGAGGCCCAGTAGCCGACGCCGTAGCCTGCCATCTCGATGATGCCATCGAAGTCCTCTTGGTCGAGCTTGAACGTGATTGTCGCTGTTGCTGTAGCCATTACTCACCTCCCGTGGGCAGTTTCCGCTTTCGCGCATTGCAGATGCGGCAGACCTTCATGTCATCGGGGAACGGCGGCAGATCGTATGCCGACAACTCACACTCTGTTCTCCAGTTCTCTTCGTCGACCGTATCCTCAACCTCAACCCCACAGAGCGTTCGCCACACTTTGTCGGTGCCACGGGTCTCCTCATCCGTGCGCTTCTCGGATATGACATGCAGGTTGTCCCCAAATATCTGACTCCTGTTCTCTCGTGTTCGCCTCGCGGCCTGATACCCAGTGGGCAGCTTGCCCTTCCAGTCAATCCAGGTAGCCATCACTCACCTCCGTCGGTGATGATGAAGTAACGGCGACCGGGCTGCTCGTTTACGATGTAAGCCTCTTCGCCTTCCTTCGTTGGCGGCTTACCGATATGGATTAGCCCCGTGTCGATCTTGTACTTGACCGCGTTGGCTGTGTTGTCTCTCGTTACACCGTTGTCGTCTTCGCTGGTGTAGCCGTATGGCTTGTAGTAGGCGACGGCTGCTGCGATCGTGGGGAAGTAGGCGGTTCCAATACTTGACATGGTGATCCCTTGGTAGGTGGATAGGTTTGGTAGGTTGGTAGGTGGCGGGGGATACGCTCCCCCGTAGCGGTTAGGGTTGAGTCGCGGCTATCGCTTCCTCGATAAGCTCAACCTCGTAGGTGCCAAGACTTAGCGAGCCGTCAGCGTTACGCACGCACACTTCAGCCAAGTGTCGCAGGGTCTCCAGCATCTTAGGCGCGGCGCGGCTTACCCGCTCGGCCTCGGCTTGCTCGGCTTGCCGAATCTGCTGACGTGCCTCCGTGTAGGCAGAGTCCCAAGCACGCCGGACTATTACGCTTCTCAACCTTAGCTCTTGCATTGGCTTGTTGGTATCCGGGTCGCGCTTCCCCGTGCGGTAGTAGGTCAAGCCGAAGCGCGAGTTAGGGCGCGCTGCTTGCACTCGGCTGGTAGCAGCCACGACCAGCGGGTGGTTAGCCCACCAGAGATCGAAGGGGAAACGGTTGTGTAGGAAATGGTCGTGCTTGGCGGGCTTGCCTACGCTGCGTGCGGCATCGCGGGCAACCTCCCCGGCTTGCGCTACAAGTGTCTTGCGGTCTTGGAGGTTCATGGTAGTCCTTGTCTGGTGGTTGTAGTTCTCTTGGCACCTCCTGCCTTGGCGCTGGTGATGGCCGCGTTCGCGGATTCAGTCCGATCCTTCCACGTGTCGAGGTTGGCGAGACGCTCGGGGATGGAGCCCGTGTGCTGGCAAAGGTCAAGCATGTCCATCACGCCTTCCAGCGCAGCCAGCAGGTCGTCCCGCTCTGCCTTGAGGCGGTGTACCTTGAGCACCTCCTCGTTGTACTCTTCTTCCATCTCGTCACGCTGGGCTACTACCCTGGAATAAGCACTCACTTGTCACCTCTTGCCTTGTTGATTGCGTCCCGTTGCTTGCGCTCCAGGTCATTCAGTGTGCGTGGTCCCATGACGCTGAACACTCCATGGTCGAAGCACTTTTGACACTCGTACTGGCACCAGACAACCGCTACGCCATCCTCTCGCTGCTCGATGTACTCAAGCAACCAGACGTGTGGGCTGTCGGCCTTGCCCTCATCGTGCCGGTCGTCGGCATCCTCTTGGGAGTACCCGCACCGTGGGCATGAGCAGTACGAGTGCTCATGCTTCGGGGCCTGGTTGAACTCAGGCGACTTTGGCTGGCTCACTTGGCACCTCCTGCCTTGGCTCGTTCTTCTTCAATCATCTCGGGGTTTGGCTCGCGCCGCTGGATGATTCGGTAGCAACCACCCTCGTTTTCTCTGTACGCCTTGAGATCGTTTCGCACCTCGCGCCGGGATTCAGACGCACACAAATCTTCCCAGCCGTCACCGTAGCCATAGTCCCCTTGCAGGATATATAGATATTGGTACTTGTTCACTTGGCACCTCCCCACGGCCATCCGTGGTAGTCGAAGTAGTCCCTTGGCTCGACGCCCAGCGCAGAGATAAGAGACTGCCAGTCGTAGCCGCCTCCGCGCAGATGCTCACTCAGGTCGAGGCCCCGGTTGGTAAGGGCTCGTTCTGCCCCTCGAATAGCGGGCCCATTCTCTGCGTAGACGATTGGGTCGGTTGCAGCGACCAAGGTGCTCACCCACTCCACAAGCTGTTCGGTTGTCTTGTTCACTTGGCACCTCCATCGGTGGCTCGGGTTTGCGCAACGTGCTCGTCACAGTCGTTGCAGTAGTTGTTGTCCTTGGATTGCCAGGGTCCAACGTCGTCGATGATCTCGTTGC